ACTGCTTAGCAATAAATTGGTATACGATACGCTTTTTCTATATCGCGTATCATATACATTGGTATCGCAGTGGATTACTGTAGAGCCACCAAATTAGCGTGAGGGAACTAAAGCCGAAGTCTAGGCCAAAGGCAGAGAAAGCACAGTCGGATTACTGGAGCAATTAACTGACGCAATGGACTTAAATTCTTAGTAACTCTTGGAGGAGAAGTTTTAGGAGTTTTTTGTACTAAGGGAAATTACAATGGCTAGTTATTCACCATCAAGTAATGGACAGTCAAACCTGCCTCAGTCAACGATCAAATTTTATGACAAAAAGTTCCGCGAGAATCTGAAGGCGCAAACACCATTTGTGGCGTGTTCCGAACGTTTGGACCTACCTACAAAGAATGGTAACCAGTACGAGATTAACTCCTACGCTACGGCGTAAAATAAATGTCCCGTACTATAAAATAAATCTTGCTATATCGGTGGACATCTGTTATAATACAGACAATACCGAGGAAAGATTCCATGCCCTATGTAATATCCCAAAAGGAGGCAATATGTCAGATAAAGCTAAGTACGCTTATTTAGCAGGCATAATAGACGGCGAAGGCTGTATAACCATTGGTGCAGGTAAAAAAGAAACTTGCATTAACTACAATGCTCTTTTGTTAGTACAAAATACTAGCAAGGAGTTAATTGATTGGTTACAAAAGCATTTTGGCGGTCACGTTTATTTGTCTAAAAAAGAGACAGCTAAAACGAAAACTGCTTGGATGTGGAGATTTACAAAGAAGAGTGAAATTGAACGAATTCTTCTTGCAGTTCTTCCATACTTAGTGGTTAAAAAAGAGCAGGCGAAAATCTTACTAAATTTTGTAAGAATGGATCGCACAATGAATTCTGAGATACGAAGGTTATCATATACAAAAATCAGATCATTGAATACTCGTGGAATATCCCTAGAGACTAATACGCAGGAAACGGAAAACAATTCCGTTAAGATAGAGTCCGAACTCATTGGTGACGATGAGAGCGATCTGGTAGTGATGCCAGTATCCTAAACACTATGGTTTATGTATGTACCTATGGCTGCTAACACAACTCAGACTCTTGAGGGAACTGTTGGGGCAGGTATTTCAGTAAATGTTTTAACTACAACTGCAACAATCGGAGAGTACGCCGACTACGCTAAACTAAAACTGGCGTAATAAAATCTTGCTATATCGGTGAAACTCTGTTATAATGAATTTATAGCAGACAATACCGAGGAAACTTATGAGAGAAAGAACAAAAGCCTATATGGCCGGTGCGATGGATGCAGAAGGGACTTTTTGCATTACTTCTTGCATACATAGTACTATGGGCCATCGTTTATACGATCCAACCATCAGATACAGAAACACATTTAAAGGAGTTTTTAAATGGATTGTAGCTAATTTTGGTGGAACAACTTATTATCACAAACCAGGAGGATTGTCAAAGCTAGACTCTTGGGATTGGAGTACGGACTCATATAAACACTCGCAGTCTTTCATCTCTTTAATACTTCCATACCTAGTTCTCAAAAAGGACGAGGCAACCGCCATGTTAGAGTTTTATGATCTATTCAGGAAGCAGGTTCCGGAGAAGCGTCAAGAACTTTACGAAAGGTTGAAAGAGTTAAAGAGCAGAAGTTCCGTAACGACTGATACGCAAGACTTACCTTTTAAGACAAACTTAGTGAATGCTTATTTTGCTGGATTTTTTGATGGCGAAGGCTGTATTACCTTCGGAAAAAATAATGGATTTGATTCTATAAGGGTACTACTCGGGAATACCGAGAAGAGCCTTCTAGATATTATGCAAAAGCGATATGGTGGGCATGTGTATGTCCTTGGGGGAAAGAGTCGCCCAGAGCATCACGCTCCTATGTGGCAATGGCAGTTAAATAGAAAAGATGGTATTGAGAAGTTTCTATTACAAATGATTCCATATCTTCACATCAAAAGAGACAAGGCAAAATTGGCCCTGGGATTTGTCAGAGGTAAAAAGATACAGTCTGAACTCATCAGCGATGATGAGAGTGCTCCAATGGAGACATTGGAAGTCTAAACAAATTGAATTTCAGTTCACTGTCACTTGCTACCGCGATTGACAATACCGTAGAAAACGTAGCACGTGAACTTGCATATCGTCTTGGCGAATCGCTGAGCGGTCTTGTTCGCGCAACGGCTGACGGTGCGGCAGCGGTTGATACAAGCGTTCTTACAAAGCTTGCAGCAAGCGCATCACCATCAACCGTATTTACAGCACTGAGTCTTGATCAGATTCGTAATGCTGTGCAGAGTCTTGCAGGTCGTTCAGTTCGTCCGTTTGACGAAGCAAGCAAGACATTTGTAGGTGTAATTCACCCATTTGCTCTGGGCGATGTTCTAGCTGACGCTACTAATAACTCACCTATCGACATCTTGAAGCATTTTGAAATGGAGTGGTGCTTCTAAAATCTAACTATATCGGTGAATCTCTGTGATGTGTGTCACAGACAATACCGAGATAACTTCAGTATAATAAGGCATAATGAGAAACTGCGACATAGCATATATGGCAGGCTTGATGGACACAGACGGTACTTTGGGTATTTATTTCAGAGGAGTTTCTGGTTATCAAGTTAGTGTTGAGTTTTACAATGACGATAAGCCTCTAATGGAGTGGGTTGTCAGTCGGTTTGGTGGAACATACAGGGCTAAGAAAGACCTGAGACGTGAAACCATTGGCTACAGATGGTCCCCCCAAGGAAAGCAAAATTATTGTAAATTTCTTAACGGCATTTTACCGTATTTGGTTCTTAAGAAGCAAGAAGCACTTGTGATACTAGACTTTAGCAAAATTGAGGGTGAAAATCCTGAATTAAGAAAGAGTCTGGCTTTAGAGTGCAGAAGGCTGAAGGGAACTAGAAGTATCGTAGAGACTGACATGTTAGAAAGTCTCTTGAAGTCAAAACCAAATCTTGTACAAGCCTACATTGCCGGTTTAATAGACGGTGATGGAAACATAGACACGTATGAAAATGCTGTGGCTATCGGTTTTACTAATATGTGTAAATCTTTAGTAGATTTCTTAATAAAGTATTGTGGTGGTGGTAAGTATTATTGTAAACCTACCACATTAAGATGGCAGTTGGGCGGTATGAAGAGACAGGAATCACTCCTGTTGAAGATAATGCCTTATTTGCGGATTAAGAAAGAAAGGGCAAAAACAGCTACTACCTTTTTAAGAAATCGGATAGATACACCTAGAAAATTTGGAAGACCTTTTCAAGAACTTATGATACAGCCCGAACTCACAGGTGACTGTGAGAGTGAGCCAGAGGGAACTCTGGTATCCTAAACAAAATTGACTCCGGTGGGTCTAGCACGTATGGAAGACCTTATTTCTGTTGATTTGACAGAAATGATTGAACTTCCTTCAACTGGTATTCGTTTCTTCCAGACTAATCAAGTTACAACCACACCTAGTTACAACTCTGGCGCTGGTGCATCAATCTTTACTGCTCTGCGTACCTACATCTTCGGACGTGACGGTATCTTTAGCATTAAGCTTGGAGCACAAGGCGACACAGGCTTTGGTGACGGTGAGTGGAGCAATATTAAGTGCAATGTTGTACAAAATGCTGCACCTAGCGTTGCTGATCCTGAAGGGTTGATCCCCGGATGGACTAGCTATCGTGTACATTTCACGACTTCACTTGGTCCTGATACAACAATCAGAATCCGTGAGATTGACGCCGCAAGCGCAATTAGCTAAGGCTAAGTCTAACTAATTATGTGGGAGAGAGAAATTTCTCCCACATTATGAAATAGGAGAAAAAATGGGAAACGTACAAGAGTCATATCCGGCTCAAACTACAGGTTTAGGTGTAGCGGCTAAAATCTCTGTTGTAGGTAACTTGGCAGGTGGAAGTTCAGTTCCTGGATATAACAATGTTGTTCTATCTAAGACTGGTGCTACATATGCTGGAGTAACCTATCCAGAAACATTCCAGCTTAGTCCTAACATTGAAGATGCCGGTGGAAATGAACTTACG